GTATACATAATGAAATTCTATACTAACGCTGCAATCAGCGGAGATAGTGTATTGGTTAGAGGGTATGATGATGATGGTAGTTTTTCTCATCGTGTTCCTTATAAGCCAAAGTTGTTTATATCACCAAAGGATAGAACAACAGCTTCTTGGTCTACTATTGATAACGTCCCATTAGAACCAATTGAGTTTGGTTCTATTTCGGAAGCAAAGAATTTCATCGAGCAGTATAAGGATGTTTCTGGATTTTCCGTTTATGGATTTCCTAGATTTGAATATGCTTATCTAAATGAAGAATATCCAAATGATATCAACTACGATATTGACAGAATTCGTATAGCTAACATTGATATTGAGGTTTCATCTGAAAACGGATTTCCTAATCCAGAAGAAGCAAATGAACCTGTCATTTCTATTACACTTAAAAAAGATAAACTCTTTTTCGTATTTGGTTGTCAGGATTATACGCCAACTCGAATGGATGTTCGTTATATTAGGTGTAGTGATGAGAGCGATTTACTATTCAGATTCATTATTGAATGGGAACGATACGGTTGTCCTGACGTATTAACTGGATGGAATACTTCGTTCTTTGATATACCGTATCTAGTTAATCGAATAAACAAAGTATTGGGTGAATCCCTTTCTAAGCGATTATCTCCTTGGGGAAGATTATCAACTAGAACTACAACTTTGATGGGCAGAACGCACACTATTATTAGTATTGTTGGTGTTGCTGTTCTTGACTATCTTGAAATGTATAAGAAGTTTACTTACTCGCAGCAAGAGTCTTATCGCTTAGACCATATTGCTACAGTTGAGTTAGGTGAAAAGAAATTAGATTATCATGAATTGGGCTATGAAACTCTAAACGATTTTTATAAGAACGATTATACTAATTTCATAAACTATAACATTCGAGACGTAGAACTTGTTGATAAGTTAGACGATAAGATGAAGTTGATTGATATGGCTCTTACTCTCGCATATGATGCTAAAGTGAATATGAGTGACGTATTTACTCAGGTTAAGATGTGGGATGTTATTATTCACAATCACTTATATAAGAAACAGATAACAGTTCCTCTAGAGGGTGGTGGACAAAAGACTGAAGCGTATGTTGGTGCTTATGTTAAAGATCCTAAACTAGGAATGAGTAAGTGGATTCTTTCTTTTGACTTGAATAGTTTGTATCCGCATCTTATAATGCAGTATAACATTTCGCCTGAAACGCTATCTCTTATTTCATCTAACGATTTAACTATCGATGATTTCTTAAGTGATAGAGAACTACCATTAAGAGAAGGGTATTGTCTCGCTCCGAATGGTGCATACTTTGACACTGGTTCTCAGGGATTCTTACCTGAAATCATGGAAAAGTTGTATAAGGATAGATCTATCTATAAAGATAAGATGATTGAATCGCAAAAAGCATATGAATCTGCGAAAGATCCAACAGAAAAGAAAAAACATTCCAAGGATATTTCTAAGTTTAAAAATATACAGTTGGCTAGAAAAGTTCAGTTGAATTCTGCGTATGGTGCGATTGGTAACCCATACTTCAGATTCTTTAATCTTGCTCAGGCGACTGCGATTACTATGGGTGGGCAGTTGGCTATTCGTTGGATTGAGGATAGACTAAATGCGTATCTTAACAAACTCCTTAAGTCTACTGACGTGGATTATGTTATTGCTTCAGATACGGATAGTTTGTATATTACACTTGAGGCATTAGTTGATGCTGTGTTTAAAGGTAAAGAAGTTACCAATGAACGAATCGTAGACTTCCTTGATTCTGCAGCTAAGGATAGGTTTGAACCTGTAATTGATAAGATCTATGAGCAACTTGCAGACAGAGTAAAAGCGTTTGAACAGAAGATGAATATGAAGCGAGAGGTTATCGCTGATAAGGGTATATGGACAGCTAAGAAACGATATATACTTAATGTTCATGATAGTGAAGGTGTTCGTTATCAACAGCCAAAACTAAAGATGATGGGTATTGAAACTGTTAAATCTTCTACTCCTTCTAGCTGTCGTGTTGCGCTTACCGATTCACTAAAGATTATAATGAACTCTGGTGAAGAAGAACTACAAAAATTCATAACAGAGTTTAAAGATAGATTTAAGATATTGCCGTTTGAAGAAATATCATTTCCTCGTAGCGCACAGAATGTTAAGCACTATACTAAACAAAGTAAACAGATTCCTATTCATGTTAGAGGTGCGATTGTTTTTAATCAAGCACTCAAAGATTTTAAACTGACTAAGAAATATGAATCTATTAAAGACGGTGAAAAGATTAGGTATTGTTATTTGAAGATGCCAAATCCTTTCCATGAAAATGTATTATCGGTAGTTTCCGAACTTCCAAAAGAGTTTAAAATTAGCGAATATATAGATTATGATCTTCAATTTGAAAAAGCATTTTTAGATCCTCTTAAATCTATATTGAACGTCATTGGTTGGAAGGATGAGAAAGTATCATCTTTAGAGGATTTCTTTTCCTAGGAGAATTTATGAGTAACAAAGAAGTTCCTGCCGAGTATCTTTCGTATGATTTTGGGTTTTCTGCAATCGATGAAAGCGAAGTATTAAAAAGAAACCAATCAGATGAGCCAATGGAAATCCCTGGCATGTCTGATGATATTCGTCGCATAGAAGAAAAGATTGATTCACTAACAAATCTAATGTATAAGTTTGGTGACAATTTCGATGAGAATGTTTCTGACACTGAATTGAAAAACAAGATTAAACAATTGGAAGCAATCATTGTTCCTTTGTTAAATAATCTACTTAAGACTGCAGATAAAGAGTATATCTATTGGCCAAATCGTAGAGATACTGTTCAAAAACAACTTGACAAAGTATTAGAAATAACAAGAGGCTAAATGAATTTAGATAAATTCTGGGCACTTCTTACTGGTATTCTTCTTTCTTTTGTTTCTGCATATTACGCTATAACTGGCTTGGCTGCTATTTTCGCAGCATCATTTTGGCCAATTGTAATTATGGGAACAATCTTAGAATTCGGTAAGATCATAACCGCATCGTATCTTTATAGGAATTGGGATATATTACCATTTCTTATGAAAACGTATTTCACAATAGCTGTTGCTATTCTGATGATGATAACCAGCATGGGTGTGTTTGGATTCTTATCTAAAGCGCACATAGAACAAAACGCTTCATCGGGAAATGTGGTTTCTAAAATAGAAATCATCGATGCAAAGATAACAAGAGAGCGTGAACGTATAACTGCTGCTGATAATGCTTTAAAGCAATTAGATTCTGCTGTTAATAAGATTATAGATAAGGATAATGCTACTGTAGCTTTAAGAGCCAGAGCTTCTCAGAATAAAGAGAGAGCGGCAATCAAAGCTGAAATAACAGAAGCACAAAATACAATCGAAGATTTGCAGAATGAAAAGATGCCATTATCGCAACAGATAAGAGAAGTTGAAAAAGAAGTTGGTCCAATTAAGTATGTATCGCAATTGTTATATGGTGAAAGCACAAAGGATGACTTAGAAAAAGCTGTTCGCTTTATGATACTGGCTTTAGTATTAGTGCTAGATCCTCTGGCATTATTGTTAATCGTTTCCGCCAATTTACATTTGAAGAAAGATGAAGAAGAAGAACTTGAACTTCCAGATATCTATTCTTCCGATGGAAATGCGGTAGCAACTGATGGTAACATATGGAATACCATATCAGATGTTAAGATAACAAAAATTCAAAAATAACTTTACATTCGATACGAAATAGTTTATAATAGTATATACACCGATTTAATAGGAGATTGATATGTCGAATAATGATTTTTTAAGAAACATGATAAAGGAGCTCGGAGATCTTGATACGCACTTGGCTGATGACGCTACTCACTCTTCAGAATACTCTGGAGCAATTGATACTGGTTCTTATATTCTCAATGCTGCACTAACAGGTAGCATTTACGGAGGAGTTCCTAATAATAAAATTACTGCTTTCGCTGGTGAAAGCGCAACAGGTAAGACGTTTTTCGTATTAGGTATTGCTAAGAAATTCTTAGATGATAATGCTAAAGCTGTTGTATTTTATTATGATACAGAAGCTGCTGTTACTAAGTCTATGATGACTGATCGTGGCATCGATACTAAACGTGTTGTTATCATTGAATCTGAAACAATTCAAAGTTTTAGAACACATATGATTAAAGTCTTAGACAACTATGCTAAGATGAAAAAAGAAGAACGTCCTCCAATGCTAATGATATTGGATTCGTTGGGTATGTTGTCGAGCACTAAAGAAATCTCAGATACAGCTGATGGCGCTGAAACTCGTGATATGACTAAAGCGCAATTAATGAAAGCGACGTTCAGAGTGCTATCATTGAAACTGGCTAAAGTTAATGTTGCGTTGTTGGTAACCAATCATGTGTATGCTGTTATTGGTGCTTATATGCCAACAAAAGAAATGGGTGGTGGTAGTGGATTGAAGTATGCTGCATCACAGATTGTAATGCTTTCTAAGAAAAAAGATAAAGAAGGCACTGATGTAGTTGGTAATATTATTCATTGTGCTATGCACAAGAGTAGAATGACAAAGGAGAATAAGAAGGTCGACGTTAAACTTTCTTATGATACAGGTTTGGATAGATATTATGGTTTACTTGATTTGGCTGAAAAATATAATATCATTAAGAAAGTAAGCACTCGTTATGAATTACCAGATGGATCTAAAGTATTCGGTAAGAATATTAATGAGGAGCCAGAAAAGTATTTCACTGAAGACGTTCTAGCACAGTTAGAAGTTGCTGCTGCTAGAGAATTTAAATATGGACAGGGAGAAGTTAATGAGCGACAAGATGATGGAGAACTTGCCGAATCCACCGAAGTATAGTGCCGTAGTAGATGCAACCGATGATAAACATACATTGATTCGCATCGATGATGGTGAGTATGCGGGTTTCATTATTAAATATAATTCTATTAAGTTTGATGATACGGAAACTGAAGATGGATTTACTACATTAAAATACAATTATGATATAATGAGTTCGCCATCAGAACTTGTAACTGATGAACAGAAACAAGCATTCGAACATGTAACTGCTACAATAATCTATAATATTATTCTAACATCAATCGAAATGAACAATGAGAATCGAAACGACGATACTGTGTCACCTTCTGTATGAAGATGAGTTTGCAAGAAAAGTAATACCATTTTTAAATGAACGATACTTTGTTGAATCTAGTGAAAGACTTGTATTTAAACAAATCGAGTCTTTCCTAATAAAGTATAATTCTCTACCATCAAAAGAAGCATTGCTGATTGAGGTTGATAACCTCACCAAGTTGGGTGAAACTGAACATAAGTCCACTACAGAACTTATCGAACAATTGAACCAACCTGATAAAGTAGATCAGCAATGGCTCATTGATAACACTGAAAAGTTTTGTCAAGAAAAGGCAGTATACAATGCAATTATGGATAGTATCCATATTCTAGATAACAAAGACGGTAAGAATGATAAAGGTAGTATTCCACAAATTCTAACCAATGCGTTGTCTATCTCGTTTGATAATCATATTGGTCATGACTTCTTAAATGACTTTAATGAACGATTTGACTTCTATCATCGAGTTGAGGAAAAGATTCCCTTCGACTTGGACTTGATGAATAAGATTACACGTGGTGGATTTTCTAAGAAATCATTGAACATTATTCTAGCAGGAACTGGCGTTGGTAAGACGTTGGCTATGTGTCATATGGCTGCGTCTAATCTGATGATGGGTAAGAATGTCCTGTATATCACAATGGAAATGGCTGAGGAAAAGATTGCAGAACGGATTGACGCTAATCTGTTGAATGTGTCTTGTGAAGATTTGGCTGTTTTGCCTAGAGATATTTACGAAAACAAAGTTAATAAGATCCGCGATAAGACTGTTGGTAAGATGATCGTTAAAGAGTATCCAACAGCTAGTGCCCATACAGGTCACTTTCGCCACCTACTAAACGAACTATTCCTTAAGATGTCATTTAAGCCAGATATTATCTATCTAGATTATCTTAATATCTGTATGTCTGCTCGGATTAAACCAGGAGCAAATATAAATAGTTACACTTATATTAAATCCATCGCGGAAGAACTCCGTGGTTTAGCAGTTGAATTCAATTTACCTATTATTAGTGCTACACAAACTACAAGATCTGGTTATTCTTCGTCCGATCCTGGACTTGAAGACACATCCGAGTCATTCGGATTGCCAGCTACAGCCGACTTTATGATTGCGCTGGTTTCCTCTGAGCAACTTCAAGACTTGAATCAAATAATGATTAAGCAGTTAAAGAACAGATATAACGATCCTACTTTGTATAGGAAGTTTGTTGTTGGAATTGATCGTTCTAAGTTTAGACTTTATGATGTAGAGCAGTCGGCACAAGATGAGTTAATTGATGATAAACCAGCATTTGATAAGAGTAAGTTTGGGGGTCGCATGAAGGAAGATGATTCTATGCGATGGTCAACAAAGAAAATAGGAAGAAAGGATTTCAGCGGATTTAAGGTGTAATATGGGAAAAACATGGCGAAAAGAACGTTCCGATTGGGACGATAGTAAGAACAAACGTGGGTTCAATAAGTTTCAACGTATAGTAGAAACTGAAATTGAAGATAATGAAACAGTTGAAGAATTCTATGATAAGACTTACGACTTATCTAAATTTAAAGATGAACCAGTAAAATATAAATAGCGGAGATTCTCTTATGGGGTAGCGTATGAGTGATTACTTAAACAACTCAGCAATTATTTCAATACGAAATTCACCTAAAGGGACTCTGCCAATTTTTAGAAATGCTACACGCTGGGCGTGTGGATATTTACTTGGTAAGCGATTGGCTGATGTTACTTCTGTCCACATATTCTTTTTAGACAACTTATGTAGTAAGCATTTCGTTGTTGGGGATTGTGGACCAGAGGATGACACATTTCCACCAAGACTGTTTGTTGTTAGAATAGATAAACGTGAACTCAGTTTAGCAGACCAACTGAAAACATTATTTCACGAGATCATACACGTAAAGCAATTTGCTAAAGGTGAATTATACAACTATGAAAAGCAAATAAACATAAGTCGATGGATGAACAGGAAAATCAATACTGTTGAAATGGATTATACCAAACTGCCTTGGGAACGAGAAGCGTATCGTTTTCAGGAAATTATTATCAAGAAATGGGCTGCGGATACTGGTTATAATACATTGATTAATATAGAAAAAAAATAGTTCTTGACAATTGAGTGAAATTGGAGTATAATAGTTTCATTGAATGAGAAAAGTATTTAAATTATGAAAAATCAAATTGTAGCAAACATGATTAGAACTCCTGACGGCACTGTGTTGCAGTCGTTTCATCGTTATGATTATAAAACATATACCGATAAGAATGGTAGAGAATATATGGTTGATGGTGGTCTTGACTATACTCGTAGGTTTGTTCATGATGATGCACCATATGAAGAACTTACAGTAAATTTAGCTGATGGTCACGATAAAGTTCGT